CTATTCCCTGTTCAGGTTCAGCGTTCGTTGGCTGTCGTAGAACACCTCGTTGTCATAATCCGTGGCAATCTTGATGGTATCGCCCTTCTTGAAGAAGCGACTCTTTGCCACGTGCAGGCGCATGACGTTCTCCTTGCGCTCGGCCGATGACTGGTTAAGCGAGATCAGGTGCGTGCAGGGGCGCGACAATCCTTTGGCCTCGGAACAGTTGTACTCCGTAAGCACGTTCCTCTCATCGTTGAGCCACTCGCGGTCCTCGATGGTGGACTGGTATGTCACCACCATCCACACTTTCTCGTCCGATGCGAGGTCTTTGAGGTCATTGGCCACGGCGATGCGTTTCGCCCGTTCGTGGCTCGCGTCCCACGCACGGCGTGCAGCGTCCGTCAGCAGGTCCATCGAGTCGATGATGACGATATCGGGGTTGTGCCCTTTGAGCTTGCGGTACTCGGATATACCGTTCTTGATGTCGAGTGTCGAGACCTGTGCATTGAAACGCGGGTAACTGCGCACGGTGATACTGCCCGCGTATGCAAGCACCTGCTTTTCCAGATGACGCATCTCCGTGTCGGAAATCTTTCCCCGCTCGAAGTAGTAGGCATTCCTCGATATCAGCCCGCCGGAGTAGGCATTCAACGCCTCCTCTTCCGAGCCTTCCAGCTGGAAATGCAGTACATGCAGCCCGTCGTCGATGTCCGCCCTGACGCCTATCCATTTGGCGATATGGGATTTCCCGACACCTGTCGAGGCGAGGAAGCAGGTTAATTGTCCCCGCAGGTTGCGCCCGGCATTCAGGGCGTCGAGATACGGGATATAGAACCGCGATACGCGGGGCGCCGTCGAGCGCTCCTCTTCCTCCTCGCGGCGGCGGTTCCGCTCGAACCGTTCCGAGAAGGTCCGGGCGACATCGATAAAGGAGGTACTCTTGAGCGTAAATCCCGCCAGCCACTCGGCATATTCCCGCAGTGTCTTCTCCGCCTTGTCCTGCCGGTTCTCGTTGTAGAGTTTCCCCACCTCGGCATAGACCGCCTGCAGCCGCACACCCTTGATGTAATTTTCGAGCATGTCGGTCATCACCTCGGCGCTCTGTCCCTCGTCGTACTCGCGGAAGGTGTCGATCAATTCGATGGCGTCGTAATCCTCCTGAAAGGTCTGCGCCAGCACGGCATACGACGGCGGTGTCTTGTAGGTGCGGTAATGCGCGGCGATGCGCTCCTGCACCCGCTGGAAGGAGCGGTCCGGCAGATATTCCTTGCGCATGTGACGTGCGAGTATGCCGCACAGGGTCTCCTGCCTGAGAGCCGTGGCATACAGCTCATAGAGGAATTCCGCGCTCAATGGATTGGTCGTGCTCATACCTTAGCCTCCTTTCCCCTTTTATTCCACGCCTCGCAGCGGATACGGTACAGCTCCGGGTAAAGGGCGGCTGTCCTGCGCCGGCAACGCCCGGCATGAATACAATGCCGACAGGAGGGAGAGAAGGGCGTCCACAGCAAGGTGGACATGCCGCACACGGCATAGCCCGCCTCGGTCGAGAGCAGGCGCCGCTTGGTCGTCTCCTCATACTCGGGATAGATGAACCGTTCGAACGGATGCCGGCTGCGGTCTTCGGCGAGTGCGGCAATCCCCGGGCGCGACAGGGAGAAGCTCCCCAGCCAGCGGTCTTCATGGCGGCGACGCTGCCTGCCCGAGTGCAGGTAGCGTTCCACGGCTTTCTTCCCGAACGAGTGCGTGACATCCCACCGGAAACGGTAGTCCGCGGTGAAACCGGAGATGGCGAATACCTGACAGATGCAGAAGTCCGCCAGGCGTTCCGCGCTGACGGGAGCCAGCGCGTCGAAGCAGGCGTCCAGCACCCTGCCTGTGCGGCCGCCCGCCGGGAAGACGAAATCCTCCCACAGCGTCGCACGCACGAGGCGGGTGAAAAGCCTCCGGCTGCTATTTCTCCACTCGTCTCTCTCCATCGCGTGTCAGAAGATTGCGCAGTTGTGCCTTGGCCAGAAACAGACGGCTCTTGACCGTCTCGATATTCCGGGCCTGGAGCGTCCCGTTCCGGTAGGTAATCTCCATGATTTCGCCTATCTTGTAGCCTGCCTGTTGCAGCAGGAACGCCTCCCTGTAAATCGGTTTGAGGCGGTCCAATGCCCAGAGGATGTCGTCATTGTAGAACTCGCGGTAGTTGTCCATGCCCATGCAGTTCTCCGTCGGCTCGTCCTCGGCGAGCAGCGTCGAGCGCAGCTCCCCAATCTCTACATTGTCATCCGCCGGCGTCCGGCTGCGGTTCCGGGAGTTCAGGTCAGCCACAAGCCGCTTCGTGACGGCATAGATCCACGTTTTCACGGGACGTGCCGGGTCGTACGAGTCCATGTACTTGAAGAAATTCGCAAGGGCCTCTATGTAGTTGTCCTCGATATCCTCCTGATTGAAGGTATATTTGATGCAAATGCTGTATATCAGATTTTTATGGGGCATGACATACTTCCGTAGAAGTGCTGCCCTCCGTCTTGCGGATTCATCCCCTGCGGATGGATTCGCTGTAAATACATCTTTCTTTTCCACACTTTCACTGACTGAAAAGAAGTTGATAGCTAATCTCTTGTCCCAATCTGTCAGCTTCGGTGAGCGTCAATTAAAGGGCGGGCGGCAGCCTCACCGCCGCCCGAATCTTAAAAGCGTGTCATTTTACAATCTGTATCTGCGTATGTAGTAATAGAAGAGGTGGCAGGCGTCGGCGGCGTTGTCATCCACGGGGACTATTCCGTACCTGCTCTTGCACGCGACTATCATCTGCGCCTTGGTGGCGTGTCCGTCTCCCGTCGCCCATTTCTTGAGCGTGGTGGGATTGACGAACTCCGGCTCGGGAAGATCCAGCTCGTCGTAAACTTCGAGTAAGATTCCCCGCAGCTCCGACAGACGGCGCATGTCGTAGAAGTGGCGGTTCACGGCCACGTCCTCGGCAACGATCCGACGGATGCCGTAGCGGCGCATGTAGGCGAGAAGCATCGTGCGGAACGCGCCGTGCATCTTGTTGCCGTTGCGGCGTTTCGACTCCGTGAAATTCCATGTCCCGCTCTCATGCTGGCTGTAATAGCCGGTCTTGGTCGCCACATCCAACGCCAAAACCTGTTCGCGGCCGATGTTATCCGATACGCGATTCTCCATTTTCCTTGACGATTACCAGTTTATGGGGATAACCCTCCGCGACGTTCCCGTGCGATACCACCAGCACGGTTCCGCCGAGGGCGTTCAACGCCTCGAACATGGACGCCAGACCGGCTTCGTCCACCGCTTCCAGTATCTCATCGAGAACGAGCAGGTCCAGCCCTTTCTCGTCATCGCAGTTGGCGTTGACGAGCTTTTGCATGGCAAGGATTGTCGCCAGATTCACGCGGGCGGCTTCGCCTGCCGAGAACTTGCCGAACGAGCCGCAGTCCACGCCGTCACGCAACAGTGAAATAGAGATTTTCTCGCGTACCTTGCCGCTTTTGAGCACCGTATAACCGTCGAAACGGATGCGGATGTCGCTGCCGATACCGACGAGAAACTCGTTGGTGATGCGGCTGAGGGCCTCGATTTTCGTGTTGGCCAGATAGGTCTTGAACTGCACGAAACGCTCGCGCTGTATTTCCAGCGCCCGCACTTTGTCGTCCACGTCGAACTTGCGCCTGGCGGTCTCCATCGAGCGTTGCTTTTCCTCTTTCAGCGTGGCGCGAAGCGACCGGGTCAGATCGGTCGCGGCAGCTTCGTTTACCTCGCGGATGGTCTCTTTCAGGGTGTCCACGGCACACTCCGCCGAACGGATGTCCTCCTCGGCTTTGCGCTTCTCCCGACCGAGTACGGCGTTACGCTCGTCAATGAAGCCGAACACTTCGTCGAATACCTTGCGGCGGATGCCGTCGATCTCCTCCTGCATGGCGGCAATCCCGGCTTGGGTGCGCTTGCGGTTATGCTCCGCATCCTCGACGCTGCTTGTGGCACTGCGCACCGCACGCTCATGTTCCGACAGCTTCTGTTCCCAATCCCGGTGCTTGTTCTCGATGTCGCGGCGTTCGGTGCAGATACGGTTCTGCTGCATCTCCACCTCCTCGGATTGTTTCTCCCCGGCCTCTATGCGACCGTTCACCTCGGAGAGTTGCTGCTGACGAAGACGCAGCTCCTTGGTTCCCGCCTCGATGTCGAATCCGGGATGAGCTACCAGGAACTCGTGCCCGCAGGCGGGACAGGTAATCGAACCGGCCAGTTTGTTGGACAGTTCGTCGATTCCTGCCGAGACGGTACGGCGCTTGCGGCGCAGCTCGTCCAGACGTCCGGCAAGGTCGCGCAACTGGCTATCTATCTCCTGCAACCGCGACTGATAGCCCGCCGTCTGTTCCTCGTACTGCGAACAGAAATCGGCGTAATCCTTTTTGAACTGTTCCCACGCCGCACGTTTCTCCGCCAGCGTCCCTTCGGCATGCTTCACCGCAGCGTCGAGGTTGGCAAGCGAAGCGCGGGCAACCTCCATATCCTCTTTTTTGAGCCAGAGGGTACGGTTCCAGTCCGTGCGCCGGGCGTTCGGGAAAAGCGGCATAAACGCTTCGATGGCTTTCAGGCACTCTTCCAACGAGGTGTCCGAAGATTCCAGCTCCTGCAACGCTTCGTCCGCCTGCCTGACTTTCTCCATCATTCCGTCGGTTTCGTCAGCCGACTCTTTCCGGGCACGTATCTGTTCCCGTTTGGCAGCGATGGAGGCTTCGAGCTCCGCAATGCGGGTTGCACGGGTGCGCCCACGCTCTTCACCCGCCGCCGTCTCGCGGTCGATCTGCTCCTGCAACATCTCGATACGCCCGTCTATGCCGGCCAGTTCGAGGTTTATCCGCTGTTGCTCGCGCCCAAGAGGCTCGATGTCCTCTTCGACACGGGCAATGGCTTCATCGACGAGAATGCCGTTCGAGAAGCGGTTGATGATCTCCTTTTTTTCCTTGTCCGAGGAGGACAGAAAGTCCTCGTAACGGTATTTCGAGAGGATAAAGTTGTTCAGCAGCTCATCCCGCGTGACACCTAACTTGTCAAGGATGTAGCGGTTGTAGGCATCGACCGAGGGCTGCACGGCCTCGTCCGTCTCCACATTCTTACCGCCTCGCCGGAGCGTGCAGGCAACCGTCGATGTCCCTTTGCGGGGAATGCAGCGTGCAACGATGAGTTCCTCATTGGAAGCGTCATTTGCCAGATGCAGGTTGATACGGCACTCCTCGGCGGCATCGTTGATAATCTCCTCCGAACGTATCTTGCGCAGCGGGCTGCCCGTGATGCCGATGGCGATGCACTCCAAAAGGGCGGATTTTCCGGCACCGTTCGACTGCTGGGAGTCGTTGTCGCGGTTGTCGCCGAATATCAACGTCGTAACGCCTTGCTGCAAGGTGTACGATAAATGACGGAAAGCACACAGGTTTTCCGCCTCTATGGTTTTCAGTTTCCACATGGTCTGTTCTCGATTTTAGATAAGTATTCCAGTCCGACAGCCACCTCGTCGATCTGCTTTTCGCGGCAGAACTCCTCGTAGGTCTCGCGGATGCGGCGGCTGTCGAATTTCTCGAAGAGCGACGAGGACGAGGCTTCGAGCATCTCTTCATCGTCGGCTATAAGCTCTACCTTAGTGGCACCGGCTTCCAAGAGCGCAACCTTGTTGACCGACTTCATGGCTGCCTGCGGGGCATGGACCCGCACCTTGACCTTGTAGCGGCCATCGGTATCGATCTCCCTGAGTTCGTCCATGAGGTGCAGGCCCACCCGCTCGGCCGACACGTCCAGCACCTTGTAGCGCGTGTTCACCTTGTTCTTGATGAACTCGTGCGTACCGTCGGTGTAGATGACCGTGTAGCCCTTCTCCTCGTCCTCGCCGAAGTTGTGCTGGCGCGAAGAACCGATATACTCGATATTGGGCTCTATACGATTACGATTGTGGTAATGCCCGACGAGAACTTTGTCCCACTTTGAAAATATCTTGGCAGGCAGTTCATTCTCTGTCGGCTCTCCCAAACCGCCACGAATGCCTTCATGAAGAATCAGGATTCTGCATTTGGCAGTATGCTCGAAAGAGAGAGTTTCGAGTTGACGCAGTTTCTCGATAAATGAGCCTTGTTCCGGGAAATACGGAATAAGACTTACATAGATGCCGTCTGCAATGGGCATCTCGAAGAACGTATCCACGACACGGACATTGGAGAATGAGTCGAAGACATGACAATATCCACGGACCGCCTCCTGGTTCACCTTACAGTGGTTGCCGTTCATCATCACCATTTCGATGCCGGCATCCCTGCAATGCGCCAGTACATCGTGTATGGCCAGCAGGATGTCGAGCGTCTGCGCCGCCCGGCTGAGCACCAGATCTCCGGCAAAGAAGACTCTATGTATCTTTTTCTCCTTACAGATGTCTATTGCCTCCTGCCAGTTGCGGACAAATGCCTCCGTGGTCTCTTTCCCGCAATGGGTATCTGCAATCAGCAATGCGCAAGGAGTCTTTCGGGTTGTATGTTCCATTTAATCGGTTATTTCGATTTCATAATTCATCATTGCATCATATAATTCGGGAGAGATTCTACCTTTGAACCGTTCAGCCACAGAACGGATACGGGCCTCTTTTGCCGTTTTGTATGCGTTGAAGGCCTCTTCAACCGTGAGGTAACGACCAAGGTATTTTGTTTTTCCCGTACCATCATGCATACTCGCTTTATATCTGTTCCGTTTAGCCTCATGGAATACTCCCTGCGGAGTATTTCCTCGGTACAATCTTCTTCCGACAAACAACTTGTTTATTTCCGGTGGCACAAAAGCGCATTTATCAGGAGCGTACTCTTTATTCCCTTTGATAAGAATATCCTTATCCAACTGCCACCCGTCTTCCCTGTATGGAGCGGTTTCATAAAACCGGGCGAAATTCTGGAAGTTCAGCCATTCCTTACAAACACGACAACCTTTGTAAGAGGGTTCCTTAGAATGAAAATCTTCTGAAAAACACCTGCAGAGGATATTGATCCATGTTTTGTATATCAGAGAGTGGGAAGAAGGAGAATATGGTCCGTCACCTATTGTGCATTGCGCCGATTCGAGCAGCCCCGGGTTGTAACGCCGTCTGGACATAAATTACATGTATGGGAGGTGTTTGCTCCTCCCATACGCATAATCGTGTTATCTGCGGCGTCGGGGACGCTCCGTGCGCTCCTCCGGTTGCGGGTCCTCTTCCTGCGGCGTATCCTCCCCTTCGGACGCCTCTTCGCCCTTGTTATCCGGTTCCGGGCCCATGATCTCGTCATAAATCATGTCCAGCAGTTCGCCGTTGGACGTCGAACGCGTGACGCGGACGGAAAGGCCCTCCTGCTCGATGAAGGCGCGGATCAGCGAGCGCAGCTCCTGCCCCTCCTCGGTGCGGTCCGAGAGCGACTGGCGGCGCAATTCCTCGTAACGGTCGCTCAGGTCGTCGTAGGAGATGCGTCCGTTGCCGTTCTGTCCGTTCTCCCGGCTCTCCTTCGTGCGGCGGTCGAACGAGAATGCCGAGGTATCCTCCTTGGTCAGTTCCCCCTCGAGCGTGTCGATGACCGCCTTCATGTCGTCCGTCTCCATGAGCGACATGCCGTAAAGTGCGTCGCACTGTTTGAGAAACTCAACGGTAGCTCCCAGATGGTAGCGGGTGTAGCGGTAGATGATGTCGGGAATACGAGGTGCACCCATCAATGCCGTGAGCTCCTCACGGGTGAGTGATACGGGGTCCGACTCGTTGTCGATAGAGATGACATACTCGGTCTTCGAGCCGTTCTTGCGCTTCTCGATCTCCACCGGATAGGCGTCGCGCACCGAGGAGATCGGACACGGGTATGCCGGATTCTTCTGCAGTTTCTTCTGCCACAGCTTGAACTTGCGTTCGTCCAGGTCCTTGAACTGCGCGTGCGAGAGGGTCATCATCTGGATGCCCTTGCCGCGCTCGTTCAGGTCGAAGATATAGAGGCAGTGCCCGTAGCTGTATTTCAGCCCGCCGCCGAACGAGCCGCCGTCGATCTTCTCCGCCAGCTTGTCGTCGCCCTGCTCCTTGGCCTGTGCCACGGCCAGACGGCGGTAGGTCTCGATGGGGTCCACCGAATAGCCGGCATCCGTGGCGCGGGTGACCGTGACATACATTTTCTGGGCCTTGCTTCCCGTCGTAGGTTTCTCCAATTCCAACAGCAGCTGGTGCACGGGGAACTCGTAGCCCGGACGCGAGGCCGTACCGTCCGCGTTGGGTGCCAGGGGCAATACCCGCAGTCGGTACACACCCAGCTTGTCCATCCTGAAAAATTCCGTGCGGGCGAATGCCCGGTTCTCCTCCTGCGCACGTTGCTGCGCCGCCTCGTAGGACTCCTGAATCCCGAGGAACATCTCTTCGACAGACCTGCCTTCCATGCCGCCCGTCTTTTCCAAATCTTCTTGCATCGTAACTCGATAATTTATGGATTAAAAAATGCCCGAAGGGGACGACACGGACATGCCGTATCATCCGAAACTGGATACAGGGCGGACGGGTTCGGTTGCACCGTCCGTTTCAGTTGACAAGATTGGGAGATGAGTCTCGCTGACCGTATCCCTTGGACGGGATACTCATTTGACAATATACGAGGGTCTTGGAACGACCGGATACAAAAATAGACAAACAATCTCTAAGAGCCATAGATGTAATTAGATGTTTTGCAGATTGTTTATTGTCAGTGCATTACAATTTCTTTTTAACGACGGCTTTCATCTCTTGCAGCAGTATGCCACCGTCCGGGCGCTCCCTGTTGCGCTTTTCGAGTTGTACCCGATTCTGCCGGACAAAGGCTTCCGTCTTGCGGCGACGGATACCCTCGTAGTAGGTCTTTCGTTCGGGTGTGAGCCGTTTCCCCCGACGGCAGCAGAGCCCGTCCCGGCTGTACTCCTCCAGATAGCGGCGGAATTTGGGCTTGCGGTACGAGGGGTCTTTCGAGGCTCGCGCCACGGCGTCGACCACCCGCCAGTCCGGTTCGAACGGCTGCTGCCCGGAGCAGAGCCGCCGCAGAAGGTAGTAGACCACCGGCATCTCGTAACGGAGCATGAAGCCCAGACGCGTCTCGTCGAACGGGAAACGTTTAAGGGTTCCCTTCGGTCTTCCGTCTTCGCGCTTTCGGGGCGACGCCGGCTTTGCCGTCTTCGGCCGCTCCGGAGTCCTTTTCCTGTCTTTCATCTTGCTCGGGAATGATTACGGGTTGCACTGCTGCGGGGATACGTCTCTCCGCAATCTTCCGGCGACTCTCGATGTCGCCGCTTACGTTGATTCTCTTTTTCATACAAAATAGGTAAAGTTGAGTTCCACATTCACGTTGTACATGCCGCTCTCGTAGAGCTGGACCTTGCGGCTGCCGCCGTATATCGTGAACGTCGTACCCCTGTTGTATTTATGGTCGTCGTTCCAGTTGGCAGCCGTACAACGCACGCTGTATTTGGGCGGCTGGACCTTGTTGGGAAGGACCGCCACGATGCCGCCCCAGTTGCCCCCGTCCCGGAATGCCGTATTGACATACCCTTGAATGGAGACGATGCTGCCGATCTGACGGACAAAGAGCCCCCGGGAGTCGGTTCCCGAGCCGCTGTTCTCCATCTGCAACCAACCGGTATCCGTGAGTATGGGCTGATAGTCCGCGGCGAAGGCGGCCCCCAGCGTGCGGCACACCTGACGCTGCGCCTCGGTGCTGCCCAACACGAGGTCTGTCAGCCTGGCGTCCTTGCGCAGATAGTCGCGCACCACCTCGTCCTTGGAGAGCAGGTTCAGTTTTTCGCGCAGCAGTTGCTGAGCTTGCGCCGTTGTCTTGCCTTGCGACACGAGGTAGGTGATGTAGTCCTGGAAGAGGCTTTCGACCTTGGCGAAGCGTCCGTCCGCCGCGCTCTTCGTATAGAGGTTCAGGTTCGCGGCGACGGTATCCTGCTCCGAGGAGTTGTAGCCGGTCATCAGACGCTCGGCTTTCAGCTTGAGCTGTTTGGCGACCTCCGAGGTCATGACGTATCCCTCGGTCTGCGCATGCGACTTGCCGTCATTGTCCGTATAAGCGAAAGCCCCTGTTCGGATATTCATGAGCTTGTCCCGCAGTTCCGCCGTGAAGGTGACGCCTTGATAGGCGGATTCTGTCGAGAGCTTGCCTGCCAGCAGCTCATCTATTTCCGCCGTGGAATAAACCCCGAGGTTCTTGCGGGCCTTGCCTTTGTCCTGCACATCGGAGAGGTTGGAGGCTTTGGCGAGTTTCAGCTCTCCCGTGCCGCGTTTCTCCGCGTCGAGCGTTTCCCGGACGGCAGCCTGTTTTTCGGCTTTCAATGCCATAACCTCTTCCGCCGTGAGGCTGTTCACCTCCTCGGGTGAGAGCCGCACCAGCTCCTGCAACCCCTCCGAGATTTTCAGGAACACCTCCCCGGCTTCCGACTTGGAGTAGACGTCGAGGTTCCGCCGTGCTGCCGCCTTGTCCATCACGTCGAGCAGGTTCTCATCGGCCGAGAGCTTCATCCTCAAGGCTTCGGAGACAGCCGCCGAGGTGACGTAGCCCGAGCCGCCCTCCGTGAGCGAACCCGTCGTGATGGCATCGAGTTTCTTCTTGTATTCAGTAGTGAAGTCCTCCGTGGAGAGCTGCTTGCCCGCGACCTTGTCCACCTTGCCCTTCATTCCCTCGGCATAGGTCACGGCACTGACATAAGTTTCAGCAACGGATTTGCCGTTGACCTTCAATGTCCCGACGATATCGACGCTTCCCAGTGGTGCAAGGACGATGTCTCCGAGCGTGTTGCGCACGACAAAGCGAAAGCTGTCGGTCATATCGAAGCCGGTGGCAGCGATGACTGCACCCGTGCTGTCTTTCCATGACAGCAGGTTCGTCAGTTTCGGGTTCTCTTTCGTGTAGGCCGTGTTGCAAAGGTCGATGCCGCGACCGGCACTGTGTATCGAGAGCAACCCGCTGACTTCGACCGCGGTGCTTTTGCCGGAGACTTTCAGAATCGGAGTGCCGCACGCCTTGCCGTCGTAAACGGCGAAGTCCCGGTACTTGGTCGCGCCGCCGTTCAACCCGTAGAAGTTGATACGCACACAACCGTCGTCGGTGGCATCCGACGTATTGAAAAGGTCGTTTCCCTGAATCCGCAAGGCTCCGACACGGGCATTGTCACTCAGGGAGGTGCCATAGGAAATCCCGTTCTCCGTGATGCGTGCCAGTTCCTTGCCCTGCTTCATAAAGCTGAAGGTACCGTCCGTGTGGATGACGATTTCATTCACGAGCAACCCGCTGAGATAGGCTCCGAGCGAGGCGTTGCCGTCCGCCCTGACAATGCCTTTGAGCATATAGCCGTTCTCCCCGGCAACGGATACCGCCGTCTTGGAGCATATCTCCTTTTGTCCGGTGAAGGTTCCGGCCAGCACAAGGTCCTTCTTCACGGTCTGACGCGCGAACGGCGTGTCGAGCAGCACGGCATAGCGCCCGAAGAACTTGTCGATAAAGCGCGGGGCATACTCCTCCGTAATCTCTACAAAGGCGGGAATCCTCCCCGTAACGGCATCCGCCGTATCGGGGACGTTCCTGCCTCCCGTACAGAGGTAACAGGTGCGACCCCGCTTGTTCACTTCATTGGCGTAGACTACCGATTCGTGGCTGTTGACCTCATATATGTAATAAGGATAGACGGCATCCGCAGCCCCTTCGAAGCGGCGCACCTTGCCGCCCAGCCAGACATAACCGGGCGAGATCCTCGCCCCGTCCGTCTCACAGCCGGAGATGATGAAGTCCGAGCAACCGTCGAAGATGGCGCTCAGGCTCAGGGCAAGCTCCTGCAAGTTCAGGATGTCGTCCGAATAGGTATAACGTCCGCCGGTTTCGGCTACATATTCTTTCATCTTCTTCTATGCATTGTGGTTGGGTTCATACTCTTCACTATCGATTTTTATCAGGTAGGTCTTGCCTGCAATCTTGTAACGGTTCACCACGTACGACAGCATGTAGACGAACTCCCTCGCGGGTATCGCAATCGGCGGCACGCAGACCATGAAACTGACCTTGTTGATCAGTTTCTCTTCGGCGAACCGGTAAAACGGACGCGGAAGTTCCGCCTCGTCCGTGGCCGTGATCTCCTCACCGTTATACCATACGGTATAGGACCGCTGGTACTGGGCATACTCGTGGTAAAGATCCACGCCGAGGTTTTCGCTCTCCCGGATGAAGATACGGTCTCTGTCGTCTTTGAGGTACTTTCCGAATTTGTAGTTCAAATACCACTCGAAGTAGATGACCTGCGAGGTCATGCGCGCCTCGATATGCCGTTCCCGTGCAAACGTACGGAACCGTTCGTTCAGTTCCTGCAACGGGTAGAGGCAGCTCTGCACGAAGAGGATGAACCGCCGTCCCGACAGGTAGTGCGGCACGAGCCGGTTCACCGAACGGTCTATGGGCAGCTTATATCTCATGGTTTTCGACTTTGAGCGTGATGGCTTCCCGGAAGGTCGGCAGTTCCGACTCCTCGTCCTTGCGCGAGGACTCTTTCAGGTAGCCCGAGGCGGTGTATGTCATGCGGCCGACACGTTGCAAAGGCTGGATTTGCCCGTCCGTATCGTGGCAGGCAATGAAGACGCCCTGCTCGGGGATTGCCGTCTCGTCGATATAAACGTCTGTAACGTGCTCGGCACGGCGTATGGCATCCGTCAGGCGGGAGACATAGACCGCAGCATCGAAGTCGATGCCCATAATGTAGTCCCGGATACGGGTCTCGATGCTGTCGTACATCTCCGCCTCGGGAACGGCACCGTCGTAGAAGACCGTAAGACGCGGTACCAGCACGTCGCCTTTGGTCGAGATGACCTCGATGCGTGTGCCGGCGAATTTCAGCTTGCCGATATAGGCGTTGATGGGCACCAGTTCCTCGGCGGGGATAGCTTCCAGATGTCCTTTCGTGCCGGTAGCGATTTTCAGGACCAGCTTGCTGTCGAGGTTGCTGTCGTCCGTGCTCTCCACGTAGGAGACCTGCGTAATGATGCGTTTGGTCTCATCGACCTGGGCATACCCGAAAGCCAGTCCGTCCTCGCGGACGGTCAGCTCGTCGCCCTGCTGGTATTGCAGCAGCGCATTGGCGTAGTAGTTCGGCGTGCCGTTGATCCGGTTGTTGATGGCTTCCGAGATATCCACCGCGAAGACATCGAGCAGCGTCTCGAAACTGTAGATGACCGCCGCTACGACCCACAGGATACCGTTCATGACGGATAGCTTGGAGTCGCTGGCGAACTCCGTCAGTTCCAGCCGCCGGTTGCGTTCCTGCACGGCTTCATTGTATATCTCCTTAATTGTCCGGCTCATTCCACTGTATAGGTTATATCGTCGATAATGAATTTCCACGCTCCGCCCTCGTTCCATGCCTCCTCGTGCAGAATGACCCATACGGCTTCCAGACCCGAGGCGATACGGTAGAGCCCCGTTTCGGTATCCCGGTCCGGCTCCCGATAGGTTCCCGTCGGGGTCGCAGGTAAAATGACCGTGCAATTCCGTCGGTCGCCGTAATGTTCCACAAGGGTTGTCAGGTAATGATCTATGACTGTCGGTTTCAGTCGGGCGGCGGAGAGGTCGAGTGTCATCAGTTCCCGGCATTCGGCAAGCGGTGCAAGATCGGCCAACGCGCAATCCGACAGGTTCAGGCTGTAGGTTCCGGAAAGCAGCCGCAGGCCCTCCAAGGAGAGCGTGGCGTGCGTGAGCGTCAGCTCCTCCACCGGCAGCGTCCGCACCAGTACCGCCGACCGCGGTTTGAGCCCGCTCCAGTCGATGCTCCGGAAGCGGGCATCGGTAAACCAGCGGATACGACGCCTGTCTCTGACTTTGTTGTCGAAGGTATGGGTGAGCAGCTGCGGCGTGTCCGCGAGGAGGACGGTCTCGGTGTCGCTGTCGTCGCCCCAGTCGATTTCCAGTTGTCCCGCACCGGAAACGGCGCATTGCACGGAGATGATCCCGGCATCGAGCGTGAAGACGACAGCAAGCGGCAAGGTGAACGTCTTGGGATAGACATGCCGTTCACCGTTAGCGGGGACGATGCCGTGCAGCCCGTTATAGGCGACTACATCGGCTCGGATGACAAAATCGTCCGTGTAGACAAGCTCCCGGCCGGCAGTCAATGTCGTGGCGAAGGAGAGATCGGGGTTGTTGATGAGCAAATCCACGACTCCCTCGATGCTGCCGTACAGGTGCAGGGCCACATCGTAGATATTCTGTCCGGCTACAACCCTGTACTTACCCATCGTTCTCCTCCTTTTCCTCGGTTTCCAAAAGCAGCTCTCCCGTGACAGAATCCATATAGGCATTCTTGATGATGACCTTGTCCGACAGGAATTCCGACTGCAGTTTGGCGGCAAGACCGTTGTTTTCCAGACTCGAATGCAGATAGTCGACGAGACCGACACCTGTCGTAGGGTGCTGGTAGAGGTTTCCGGCGGAGGCTTTCAGCAGAAACGTCTCGTTCTGGGCTTTGGCGGCTCCTATTTCGAAGTCGGTCTCTGAGCCGCTGTACACGGCGAGGTAGCCGTCCCGAGGCAGCAGGTTGTAGACTCCCTCCTCATTGAGGGAGAAAAACGCAGCCATGGCAATATCGGCCGTGCCGGCTTCCGGCTCTGCCACGACGGGGAACCAATGTTTGCCCGTCGCAGGATTTCTCAGGTACTCCGTGCCGCCCGAACCGCTTTCCATAACCAGACGAACCGTCAGGCGGCGCATGTCGGGCGTATAGGGAATCCTGACATGGAACCCTTTGCCGTCGCTATACGTGTACACGAAACCGACGGGGACGATAATCTCTCCGTAGCGGAAGGCGTCGTTGTCCGCACCCGAGACGGCATCGAGCAGGCGGAAGTCGTAGAAACTCTTGCCGGCGATATTGCCGGAAGTCTCCACCTCACCGTATTCGGCGTCCATTGTTATGTCCTGTCTTGCCATTTTCGCTTTATTAAAGAGTAGATTATAGCACCATTCTTGGTTTATGTGAGCTGAGAAATAGAAAAGTTCGGAATGAAATGGCAGAAAAGTTCGGAATGGGAAATGCGTATATACGCAAAAATATTCAGCGGGATATGAAAAAGAGAGTACCCTTGAGAAGGACCAAAAGCAAAAATATGTTCGATTTTTTGCGAACATTCAGAATAAGCACTATATTTGCATCAAGAAACGGGACGAGATGTATATTGAATTCGATAAGGAATACCTGCGTGAACTTTATGAACAGGGACGCACTGACGACAAACGTCATCGGTACCAGCCGGAAGTGATACGCGGTTACCAGAAAGCGGTATTCGCTCTTCTGGCAGCAAATTGCATCACGGACCTGTTCTGCAACAATGCACTGAATTACGAAATGTTACAAGGAGATAAGGCCGGCATATCTTCTGTACGTATCAACCGGAAATACCGCCTTGAATTCACGGTCCGGGACTTGATGAACGAACAGATAGTAACGGTCTGCAGACTTTTGGATATTAGTAACCATTATAAGTAATGACAATATGGAAGCAGCAAAAAAAATATACGCACCTCACGAACTGATGCCCTCGGAAGCAATTCACCCGGGAGAAATGCTCAAGGATGAATTACAGGCACGGAATATATCGCAAAGGAAGTTCGCTTCCCTGATCAGTGTTTCTTATTCCGTCCTGAATGAGGTAATTAACGGGAAACGCCCCGTGACCACGGAATACGCCCTGAAAATCGAGGCGGCAACGGGTATAAAGGCATATATCTGGCTGAATATGCAGGCTTCGTACAATATGCAGACTGCCCGATGTGACAGAGGTCTGTCGGCCGTATTGGAGCAGATCCGCAAAGCTGTGGCGATACTCTGACGCGTACGAGGAAGGGACGGATATAAAAACGGTAAAAGCCCGACCGCACATCAGAGTACGACCGGGCACTCTTTTCAAAAGAGTAGCGGCAGAAAGAAAGGATGGTTTACTTCTCCTGAATGAAATCGTAGATGCGCGACACGGTAGCCCACATATCGTCCGGGAGTTCCTCGTCCGAGATACGTTCGCAGGCTCTTCGGAGATACTCCATCTCGTCCCCCGAGAACTCCACGGCAAGCGGTTTCTCCTTCTCCACATCCCATTCGATACGCTTGTCCTCGGCATTCTCGTGAAGACCGATGGCCTTGCGCTCCTCGTCCGGAATGGCGATCTTGCGCAGAATCTCTTTTTTGAGGTTGAAGTCCCTGAAGTTGCCCCGTGCCGGCAAAAAGGACGGCAGGTAAAGGCGGTCTTTGACTGACAGTTCCATATTGTTTATGCGTTTTGTACGTTACTCTTTCTTATTTCGTCGATCATGGTGTCGAAGTCCTGAAACAGGGGCGCAAGCGGCTCTCCCATAGGAATGTTGCAGGAAATGACGCCTTGTTCCATGTAGATGATGCCTATCTGCGGTGCGTTTCCCGAGTTGTCCGTATCCTTCTTGCGGATGGAGGCGTGGACACGGGTCAGCGCATCATTGACAATGGAGTATTCCAGCTGGTAGTCGGCGTTCTCCGTGCTCTCTTCGGCAACCTTGGTTACCGTTACGTTGGTGATGTTCATATACGTTCTGTTTTTATTAAGGGTAGGATGCTTTTGGCGGGATTGTTTTTAGGAAGAGTGATTTAATATCTGATAATGGAATGTCGGATAGTTTGCGCACAACAGGGTTATGGAGTCGCCCTTCGCCAGCGTATAGTTGACCAAGTCCCCGTTATGGTTGCGTATGTTGGTAAATACAAGGCTGTTGCCGTAATTGTAGTTATAGACCAGCGTGAAGACATAGGCAAAGTCGGATGGCAGGGTCGAATATCCGAACATATTGGCTACCGAATATGCCGAGGGAAGAGTCACATTATATTTGCTGGCAGCACCGATGAAAAAGATATTGGCCTGGGAAAAATCTATGGAGTAGGATGAACCGCTGAAATAGACGGTCTTGATCTTGTTGCCGATGCAGGCAGGGGCAATGACAGAAGCGTTGCTCCATATGCCGAAGTTGCGGTATCCGTTGGTGACATCTATATAAAGCCCGTAGTTGTTATTGAAGATGCTGTTCACCTTGTTGTTCACAATACGTCCGGTAGCACATGACCCGCCGGCGGATGCCGGTATGGTGTTGCTGCCGAACAGGACATACGAGATGGTGTCCCCCACGCGGAACAGGTCGTCGTAGATGGCAAGGCCGCCGCCGGAGCCGGTTCCCGTCGCCGTCGAGCCGATGCGTCCCTGACCGATGACGAATCCCCCGATAGTGCCGGCATTGGCGTTGATGGTACCCGTCATCGTGACGTTTCCCGAGGCGTCCCATTTGATATTCTGGTTGGCCAGATAACCCGATCCGTCATTGGCAAAGGAGATTTTCCCGCACCCGAACGTGGCGGAGCCGTCGGCGTTCAATGCCCAGTAATTTACGCCCGTGGAGGGGTTGTCATGGTAGATATATCCCGAAGCCCCCATAACGATGCGGTGCCCCGAGGCCGGAGCCGAAGCGGTCAGAGAACTCGTGCCCAATGCCCAGCCGCCGATCTTGCCGCCCACGGCCGTGATGCCGTTCCTGTCCAGCGTGACCTTTACGCTGTTGTTCGCATCCTTGACGGAAATGCTGCCGTTATAGCTGCTCCCGCCGACAGTCAAAGCGGAGTCCACGATAATCTGGCTGGCACGTACGGTTCCCGTGTAAATGCCGTTGGCATCGATGGTGGTCGTGTATTTCTCCGTGGAGGTAAGGTCGAAGACCGTGGCGTAGGCTACATACCAGACGACAGGCATATCGGAGGTCCCCTGCGTGCCGTCCACGTAGAAGAAGTGGGTGCTGGAAAAATCGGCGGTGCCGCACACGACCTTGTAGACGTATTCTTTCCAGTCGCCTGTGCCGGCGTTCGACGTGAGCCACCGGTGCGAACCTCCCGTACCGACGCTGTTCGTTGCCCAGCACAGGCTCCGCCCGACGGGTATCTTTGCGATGATACGGGCGACGAGCACCTTGCGGTAACCGCATTTCGTCCCGAAATAGAAGCCTCCGTTGCGGGGACTGGCACTGCCGCTGGTCTGGATTTTCAGGACGTACTTGCTGTCATTGGGTGCCGTGGCATCCTGCTGCCGGGTAACGGTCACCATGCCGTTCTGGGAGTTGTTGTAAACCACGATACCGTTGTTCCCGTTCCAGAAAGTCGGGTCGCGGTAGAGCATCTTCCCGAACGCCATGGCCGAAGCGAGTTCCTGCGCCGTCGTGATGCCCGTAGTCCACTGGGCGGAGACGGATGCGGCAAAGGTGACCGTACCGGCGGCATTCCATGAGATATTGCCCGAGGCTACGTGCCCGGACCCGTCGTTGTTCAGACTCCATTTCGTGGAGTTGGCGATAGATCCGTCGCTGCCCAGCGAGATGTTGTTCTTCCAGATATGGTTGTGGTCGAAGGCCCACCCCGCGATACGGTTGTATACCTCCTTGCCACCGCTTTTGGTGTAGTTCACCGAGAGGCAGAAGTATTCCAGATTGTCCCATGACATCATCTGAAGACCTATGAATCCGGTCTTGGCACTGTTGCCGGATGCCGCCACCTGCCCGAGGACGATATGCCCTGCATTGCTGCTCTGGTGCCAGGTCAGGCTGATACCCAGCGGCTTGTAGGTTCCCGTGTACCAGTAACCGCTGCCCGTGGAGGCGGAACGGATCTGCAACGGAATGGCACCCACAGCTCCGACGTTCCCTATGGTCATGTTGTCGCTGCCGATGGTAAACCCGCCGATCTTACCCCTTGTGAACGTGCAGCTGAGACCGTTGATGTAATCGGTATTGATAATGGACGACTTGATACTTGCAGCATCGAGTTTCGAGGCGTTGATGCTGCCCGCGGCGATACGGTCTGCCGAGAGCGTTCCCGTCTTGATGCTGCCGGCATCGATCGCCACGGCGTTGACCTGCGCCGCGGTAAGGGTGCCCGTGTAAATCCCCGTCGAGCCGATATACGTCAGCGGGTGTGCCGCGAGCGTGCTGTCCGAGCTTTGTGCCAGAGCAATGAACCGATGGCGGCGGATCTCCTCCTCGACGGCAGCCGTGAGGGTGCGCGGCGCGGGGGCATAGGCCTGTGTGGAACCGCTCTGGAAGATAAGGTCGCTGTTATAGGCGATTTGCGGAGCCGCCGGAATCGGTGACGGACTCATATAACTGCTCTCTATCGGCTGGTCGGAATAAATGTGGTACACCGCACCGGTCGTGCCGCCCCCGCGCAGGAAGACGGCGAACATGCAGCAGTTTCCGCACAGCTGCGCCCCGGCGAACATCCGGCAGTAGGTCTCGGAAAGGTCATAGATGTCCCATGAATAGGCAATGCCACCCCAACCGCCGAAATTGGTTTTGATAAGTACGATCAGACCTCCTTTGTGCGTGGATGTGTTCCACGAGACCGGAGCCTGCTCGGCATATCCCCGACGGACGAGAATGGTACGCTTGATGTTCTGGTCGCCACCTTTGAAAACGACTGGATAATAGGTCGCTTCGTCGCCGTTGATGATGAGTTTCTTGTAATATCGATAGCCGAAGTTCGTAACCTTGGCCGCTTCGATGTCGCTCTTCCATTGCAGCGATACGGAAGCCCCGAACGTAACGTTCCCGGCAGTGTCCCATGCAATGTTGCCCGAGGCGATCTGCCCCGAACCGTCGTTGTTCAGTTTCCATTTCGTGGAGTTGATGATCGAGCCGTCGCTGCCCAGCGACACGTTGCCCTTGCGGATGGAAACCGTGTCGATCGTCCAGCCGGCGATGCTGTTGCTCGAACCCAGCCGTGCCACGCAGTTCCCGGCACTGTCCGTGGCATAGAGCCCGAAGTCCGTGTCACTGTTGTAGTAGAGCTGCACCCGCTGCCCGCTGGCGACACCCGAATTAGCCCCGTACACCGCGACGCGCCTGTTGCCGCTGTCGATGGAGATATGCGTGGCGGTAAGGGCCGAAGCCCCAATCGTCCAGCCGCCGATCTTGCCCTTGGTGAAGGTGCAGCTCAGTCCGTTGATATAGTCCGTGTTGATGATGGAGGATTTGATGCTGGCGGCATCAAGTTTCGAGGCTGCTATACTGCCTGCCGCTATGCGGTCGGCGGAGATGGTTCCCGCGGTAATCTGCGAGGCGGTGATGCTGCCGGTATAGATTCCGTCGGCCGTGATCTTCGTCAGCTTGGGATAGCCGCTGCCGCCCAAAGCCGTGGTGAGGGAGCCGATAGGCGCCGTCCACAAGGCACTGACCGTCGAGGCGAAGGTGACATTGCCCGAGGCGTCCCACGCAATGTTGCCGCCCGCGACCGCTCCGGCTCCCGAAGCGTCCAAACGCCACTTATAGCCCCGGATGCCGTTCGAGCCGAGCGTGACACTGCCGGCGGCGGAGGTGCAGCTCCCCACCGTGTTGTTCTTCGTACCCCGGTAAAGGGAGTCGGCATCCACCGTCCAGCCGCCGATTTTCCCTTTTGTAACGTTCAAGGTCAGCGCTTCGATGTTTCCGGCGGTGATCAGGGAGGCTTTCAACGCCGCCGTGTCGATGCGTGCCGCAGCGATAGTCCCCGAGGTGATCTGCGAGGCATTGATGGCAATCGACTTGACCGTATCCGCCGAAAGTGTTCCGGTAAAGATGCCGTCCTTGTCGATGTAGGTCGCACCGACCCAGTTCAGACTCACTCCGCTGCCGAACTCGACCTTGCCTGTCGTGGCGTTGTACCTGACATACTGATCGCCATAACCCAGTTGAGCGTTACCGCCGTTATCCACATAGAAGGTTTTGTAGCCCTCCCTAAATCCATAGATGCCGTTTACCGTCTCGGTGGCAATCGTTCCCGAGGAGGTCTTCGTATTGAGCGTAAACGAGCCTATGGCGACACCGGAGACGGTACCGTCGCTGTTTTTCGTGCCCGCAAAGAGTTTGGGTGTGATGACCGTATTGCCGTTGATGAGCGTCTTGCCCGTGTTCCACTCCTTGACCCAGTCGAGCATGTCGGTATCGATGCCGTCCTTGCCCGGGGTACCCGCCTTGGCTTTCGACCAGACGAACGACAGATGATAGACAATACCGGAAATTGTCACGGGAATATCTATTGTTCCGTGATCGGCGAGGGTTGTCGCACCGGCGGTGATAACGTAAGTTAAGGTCTTCGTGCCGTTATTGACGGTAACGGACGAGAATCCCGCCGGCTTACCCACCGCACCGATGGTAAAGGCCGTGAGTTCCTCGTCCCCGCACATCACCCGTATGGTCGAGGTGAGAGTGACGGACGAGAGAATCTTCCCCGTGTCATCCGCGGGGAACACGTATTCACCCAAAGACTGGGTTATGGTATACCCGTCCTTCTGGACATAGATGGTCGCCTGTCCCCGGGCGATGGGAATCTTTGCCAT